TTACGGATACGCCGCCCATCGCCGTGCGGGAGTATCTTATCATTTGAAAACCACCAAGCCTCTACAGTTTTTTGCATAATTAGTCCCTTTCATTTAGTGTTGATCTTTTGTAGTATCTGTCATACAATATGATCTGTCAAATAAAAATTTGGAAGTGTTTAAACATGAGCATTAAATTTAAGGCGGCGAAAGAACTAAATGCGGTAATTAAAGAGTATGATTTAGCACCTAGTTCCGTAGGCCGTATCATTGCCGGCGATCCTGGCTTTGTAAAACGCTTATCCGATCCCACCAAAACTATTTCGACAGACACGCTTGACAAAGTTTGGCGTTTCGTATTAGAGGTTCGAGGACAGAAAGAATTGGATTTGAAAATTAGACAATAAAGGGACTAATCATGCCAAATATTCATCTTACCTATGGCGGTTCATCCGCACACCGTACAATCGCTTGCCCTGGTTGGGTCAAAGCGTCTGAGAATTTACCGAAAAGACCAGCAGGACCCGCAGCGGTAGAGGGTTCGATGTACCATGAAGTCATGGAGTTGTGCCAAGAGCAAGGGAAAGAACCTAAAAATTTCCTTGGTCATGTCTATGAAGAAGATGGTGTTGAACGTGAGTTCACGGAAGATGATCTACCGCTGGCTGAAATTGCGTGGAAAGCCACGAATGACATTCTTGATAAATATGAAATTGATGAGATGGTTATTGAACCGTTCGTGCAACACACACCGGGTTTGATCGGTGGGTCTATCGATCTCTTAGGGTTATCCGAAGATCACAAGACGTTGATGGTGTTGGATTATAAATTCGGTAAAAAGAAAGTACCGGTTGAGAATAGTCCGAACCTTTCTCTTTACACCATTTCCGCGCAGAAGGACCCCGAGACTGCGGGGATGTTTAAAGGTGTTGAGAAGGTCGTCTTCGTTATCATTCAACCACAAGTGAAAGGGGTTACGTTCACTTGGGAAACGGACCTGAGACCGTTCAAGCCGTTTGAGAAAGAGTTTATCGCGGCAACCAAGAGTACGGACGTTAACCCCGGTTCGCATTGCCAGTGGTGTCCGGCTATGGCGTATTGCGAAGCAAAGCGTTTAAACGTTATGGCAACGAATTTATTAGGAGCGCGGGATTTAGGAGAGTTGCAAGCAGGAGCCGATGCGTTATTGGAGATCGAAGATTGGATCAAGTCGATGCGTCAGGAAATCTACTGTCAACTGGTTCGCGGCGTTCCTATCAAGGGGTGGAAGATTATCAACAAACGCGCGACCCGGAAATGGGTTGATGAAAAGAAACTGGAAACGTTTTTGAAAAAAGAAAAGAAACTGAAAGCAACGGATACGCATGTAACGAAGTTACTAAGTCCGGCGCAGATGGAAAAAGTTTTGAAGAAAAATAAGGTCGAGTTGGACCTTAGTAATCACATTAAATCTGAAAGTTCCGGCACAACCTTAGCTGATGAAAGCAATCCTGCGGAAGCGGTGATCGTCAGTGATGTGCAGGGTCACTTGAAAGAGATAATGGGATAGCGGCATGGTGCCGCGAATTAGCATTGGATAGGAGAGTAAAACCAATGACGGAAGAAACTGAAAACAACGAAGTCGCACCGGTGGAAAGTGGTAATTTTCCTTCGGTTATGAACCCCACCGATCTTGCCGAAGCCTTGGGGAAATCCCAAGTTCAAGAAACTCAAGCCGGTGGCTTTAGTTTTCTGAAGATCGACTTTGATACAGGTGAGTGGTCTTGTGGTCAAGACGGTGATGATGTCACGGACGAGATCATTATCGTCAACACAACCACGATCCGCCACGGTTGGATTTTATGGTCCGGTGGCCGGCCTAAAAAGATTTTGGTGCCGTTCACCCAACCGTTACCACAAGCGATGGCACCTATTCAGAGCGCCAATGGTGAAATTGATGAGCCGAGTGAAGCGCGTGGTTTTGAAGCCGCGTTTGCCGACGATGGTGAGCCGTTAGCCTTTGACACGAACTCTTACGGTGGTCGTAAGGGTATCGACGTTCTGTTGGGTAAGATCAAAGCAAAAGCCGCCGAAGGTGGCAAACATCTTTATCCCAAGGTTAAGCTGACGAGCGAGGCTTACCCTGGGACCGGTAAACGCACCGGTAAAACGAACTACAATCCACTGTTTGAGATTGTGGGTTGGTGTAATGAAGATGGTGAAGAAGAAGGTGTTGTTGCTGAAGTCGAAGATCAATCGGCGGAAGCGGCACCGGAACGGCGTAAGCGTGGCGCTAAAGCCGAGGCCGAGGAAAATTCGGCACCGGTCAAGCGGCAACGCCGTAAACGTAAAGCAGCGGCCTAGTCCCCCGTCTGTGAGGGGGTGTGCGGTCTTTTCTCCTTTCAATCGCGCACCCCCGCCTCTGCTACTGTGGGAAATGTAATGCTCTATATTGATCTTGAATCCCGCTCGGAATGTGACCTACTGTTTCACGGCTTGCGCCGGTACAGTGAGGACCCGTCCACTCAAATGATCTGTATGGCGTATGCGTTCGATGATGAGCCGATACAATTCTTTTGGGGTGAGACAGATGGACGTTTAAACGATTTCCCCGAAGATGTAATCGAACACATGGAAAACGGCGGGCTTTGCATGGCCCACAACGCCGACTTCGAGCGTCATTTATTCGATTATGTTATTGCCGATGATTATGGGTTTGAAGCGCCTAAGTTGGAACAATGGCGCTGTTCAATGGCCATGAGTTTAGCGAACGGTTTTGCTGGCGGTTTGGACGCCATGGCCGTTGGGTTGGGCCTGCCGTATCGTAAGCACACGGACGGCACCCGTCTCATTCGGGAGTATTGTGCGCCGGGTCATTTAAAATCGTTTAAACCCGGTGACGAAAAACTAATGCAGGAATACAACATTAGTGATGTTGAGGTTATGAGAGCCGCTATTAAATGTTTGCGGCCTTTGACGGATGAGGAATGGGAAGAATATCACGTTAATTGTATCGTCAATCAACGCGGTCTGCCGATTGATGTTCAATTTTGTGAGGCGGCATTATCCTACACCCACCAAGTATCTGATGATGCGAACCGGCGTATTGCCGAGTTAACCGGTGGTATGATGGTGAAGCACACGCAACGCAAGAGCCGTGATGAGTGGTTGTTTCCCCGTCTTCAACCTCACCATATGAAGATTTTAGAGGTTTACAAGAAGGGCGAAAAGAAGATCAGTCTTGACGCAGATCATAGACGGTACTTACAAGAGTTCGATGATTTGGATTATGAGGCCCGTCAGTTATTAGAATATATTGACAACGCTGGCTCGTCGGCCCTTCAGAAATTCGCCGTGGCCGCGCACCAACATGTTAATGGTAGGGTCTATAACACCTACCTATGGAACGGTGCGGGCCGCACGGGGCGCTTTTCTGGTAAAGGTTTGCAGCCTCACAACATCCGCCGTGATGTGTTCAGCCACAATGAAGCCGAGGCCCTTATTCAAGACATCATCGAAGGTATTGAGTTAGACCGTCCTGCCGATACAATGGCACGGTTATTACGCGCCATGATCTCACATAAAGACGGCATGTATTGGGTCGATTGGTCGAGTATCGAGGGCCGGGTTGCGCCGTGGTTGCCGAACAATGAATTTGGTGAGCGTAAACTGGACTTATACCGGGCAGAGAAGGACGTTTACGTTGTGACAGCAGCGGATATGTTCGGCGTCAGTGAAGCGGATGTTGACGCGGATTTTCGGCAATCCGGTAAGATCGCTGAGTTGTCCCTACAGTTCGGTGGTTCTCATAACGCGCTGATCGGTATGGCGAAAAATTTTGGTGTTACCTTTGATGAAGATACCGCCAGAGACATTGTGCGAAAATGGCGCGGCGCTAACCCTTGGGCCGAGATGATATGGGACGCATATGATCGAGCGATAACCGAATCTGTATTATGTCCAGGGACCGACTGTAAGGTGGGCCGCGTTACGTTTCACTCGGACGGTTTAAATTTTCTCTGGTGTCGCTTACCATCGGAACGGTTGTTGTCGTATCCGAAACCACGCTACGAGCCATACGAGACACCGTGGGGTGAAGAAAGAACTGGTGCTACGTTCCAAACCCATTTCAAACCCGCAGCCGGCGATCCACCGATACGGCTACACGCACGGGGGGCGCTATTATTTCAGAATACGGTCCAAGGTGTCGCAGCCGACTGCCTGCGCGAAGCACTGTTACGCGCTTATGATGAAGAACTGAATATTGTCGGCTCGACGCATGATGAGCTCATCGGTGTAGGTCCGATAGATGAAGCGGAGCGTTTAAACAACATAATGTTGGAACAACCCTGGTGGGGTGAGGGTTTGCCTTTAGCCACTGGTGGTGTTTCACATAATCATAGGTATGGTAAGTAATAGAATGTCTTTTGGAGAACAACATATGATTAGTCTCATTGAGAATTCCCCGCCGCGAGGTGAGGATAAACCAGACATAAGCGGATATGTTCATTACCTCCGCTTATGTCCTAACCCGGGGTTATTGGTTGATATAATTACCCCGCCCTTCGGGGCGGGGATCAATTTTGGATCGAGTATTTAGGTCCCCTTTAGATGTGCCTACCGGCACCCCTGCAACCGTCTAACAAACGAGGCCGGTATGAAGCGACGAAATAGAGCCAAAAAATGCAGAAGGCGTCCCTGTAGAAAATGTTGGCCTATGCGACATCAGATAATTTGGTTCTCACTGTACAGCTAGGAGGCTCGACATGGACGAACTGATAATTGAAATAAATGGAACACGGCTCACGGTTGGCCAGGCAATGACTGTGCGTGTGGCCTTAAACGCTCTTGCACATGATCTTGAGAAAAACAACTGCGGCGAAGATGAGCGCGACAAAAGAGTGTCTGAAGCCTACAGAGAGCGCCTTACCGAAATTTTTAAACTGTACGAATGACGAGCGGCATGAGAAACGTTGCAAAAATCGAGAAAAAGGAAGCGGCACAGGTCGTTGTGGAGCGGCACTACCTACACCGACGACCACCGATTAGCCACGCCTTCGGCCTGTTCCTTGATGGCGCTTTAATGGGCGTTTGCACCTTCGGAACACCACCAAGCCGACACCTTCAAAAAAGCGTATGCCCTTCCGACCCAAGCAAGGTGGTCGAATTAAACCGGCTATGGGTAGATGATGAAATGCCCCGGAACACCGAAACTTTCTTTGTCTGCCGCGCCCTTAAAATGTTACCGCCGTTATTGGTCTGCTCTTACGCCGACACGGCCCACGGACACGCCGGATACGTCTACAGGGCCGGCAACTGGAATTATGCAGGGCTTACCGATCAAGACCGCAAAACTCCGCGATATGATTATGTCCCGATTAACGGGAAGCACTCGCGGGATGCGTTCAGATCGGGGGAATTTAAGCGAGTGCGGCGTAAGCCAAAACATCGCTATTGGTTGCCAACAGGCAACAAAAGAGAGAAACGAGCTTTAGAAAAGATTTGCGGCTGGCCCAGAATGGAATGGTGTTAAATAAAGGAGCATCATGTTAACAGAAAAACAACTACAGAATTATCTTTTTAAACGTGCTGATATACACGATATCTTTTGTCGTAAGATGGCTGTTGCAGCGCGTCGAGGTTTTCCTGATGTGATGTTAGCGAAGAATGGTAAAGTTGTTTTCGTGGAATTGAAATCACCGTCAACCGGTGGTGTGTTATCGAAGTTACAGAAGCGGGAGTTATCCCGTTTAAATAAGGCTGGCTTGAAAACTTATGTAACATCTTCCAAAGAAGGGGTTGATGATATTGTTGAACAACTTATTAACACCTGAACAACAAGAGGCGGTGGACCGCTTATATACGCACGATCAGACTATTCTGGTTGCTGATACAGGTGTAGGTAAAACCGTTATAGCACTGACGGCCATCAAAGAACTCATTGAAGATGGAGCGTTTAAACGTTTCATCGTTGCGGGGCCAGCCAAAGTGTTGGACAAGAATGTTTGGACTAATGAAGTCAAAAAATGGCCGCACCTGAAGGGGTTAGAGGTTGTTGAAGTCACAGGGACACCCAAAGCGAGAGCCAAGATGCTCGAAGGTCGAGCTTGTGATGTTATTGTAGTATCTCTTAATAACCTCCAATGGCTTTTAGGAACGGAACATGGGGCTGATGGTATATTGATTGATGAATTATCTAAGGCCGCAGGGAAACAAACCAAAGGTTTACGCAGTAAGAAAACGGGTGGGTGTTTCAAATGGCGCGTTGGAATGACAGCAACACCGGTTAGCCAAGACTTCCAAAAGTTGTTCGGTATGTGTCGGATCATCGATCACGGCAAGGCCCTTGGGCGGAACAAGGAAAACTATTTGAAACGCCACTTCATCCCCGATTATAATGGTTTCAACTGGACACTGAAAGATGGGGAAGATGAAACCATAATGGAAAAAGTAAAACCGTTGGTTCATATGATCGATAACGATAAGAGCAAGACCTTACCACCATTACACGAACACATCCAAAAGTTCGACATGCCAGATGACACCCGACAGATTTATAACGATATGCGTAATGATATGGTTATTGAAGAAGATGATCTCGATGTTGAAGCCGCCAACGCAGCGGTGCGTGACGGTAAGTTACGACAGATTGCTTCCGGTTTTATCTATGTCGATGCTACCGTTGCTACTTTAGATCACGCGCGTCTTAATGAAGCGGTGGATTGGTCCACGCGGTTGCAGGGTGAACCTGGACTTATCTTCTATGAGTTTGTTGAACAACGGCAACAACTTGAACGGAGATTCAAGAACACTAATATTGAACTGGCGCAAGTCCGATCAATGTCCCACGGTGTTGATGGTCTTCAGCATAAGTACGCTGATGTTCTTTTCTATCATCCGTTATGGTCCCGTGATAGTAAGGAACAGGCCATAGGCCGGGTGTGGCGTCAAGGTCAGACCAAACCCGTGAACGTTACAACATTATATTGCCGTAACACCTTAGATGATGTGGTGGTGGCCCGTGTTGAAGGTCGAGCCGAATGGATGGAACTGTTTAAACAACACATGAGGGGTGAATAAGATGAAAGAAGATACCGTTGAAAAAGTAATGCGGATTATCTCTGTCGATTACGACATTGACTTGAACGAGATCACACCGGATAGCCTACTTATGGATGGCCGAAGTTTAGCCGAACAAGAGCGAGATGGTCCTATACGCACGTTAGGTCTTGATAGCTTGGATTATCTTGAATTGATTATGCGATTGGAAACCGCGTTCGGTATTGAAATCGATCCCGAGAGTGAAGAATTGCAACGTATAACAACGCCGGCTAAAGCTGCCGAGGAAATTGACCGGCTTTTAGGGCGCGTTTAGAATACCGCGCCATTTTTCGTGAAGATCGGGATTGCGAAAAGACCAATCGTGATCGCCAATAGAGCCGAATTTGTCAGCCTCTTCGTATAACTCAATACCCGTCCAGTTTGGAAGTTTATCCTCTAAGCCGTGATACCCTATAACGGGTTCACGGCCTAGTTTTGGGGTGAAGGTTGCGCCCATATAACCGAGAACCCGGTCTTCTCTTGTCCGAACGGAAAAGATTTTTGCGTTTGTTTGTTTTACACAAGCTGTCGCATGGGCGACACTATCCGCGCCATTAAAGATTAAGACTTTATTAACGTGGTCGATTGGTACTTTAGTGAGGGCTTCCAACACAACCCGGCTACCAAGTGAGTGGCAGATGATGTTAATGTCGCCATTGAATGTCGTCAGGTATGAAGCGAAACGATCTGAAGCCTCAATCGCTTTAACCCACGCCCAATAGTATGTGTTCCAATGGCCGGCTTTCCAAGCGTTCCATATGGATGTTGTGGATTGCCAATGGAACGCTTTGAAGACGCCCGGTGAAAATTGCTGCCATACTTCGTACTGCCCCCAAGCATCCTCACCAGAGGCTACATCAAAATTATAACCGTGACAGCCGAAAGTATAGGTCACTAATCTTCTCGCTTACCGAATTTCAAACCGATGAGATCAAGAAGTTTTTTCCCGCCGCCTAAAACTTTCGAACTCATCCCTTTATCTGTGAGAACGGACCCTGTTCGACCCGCACCAATAAGAGCGAGTACAGCGAGACCTATTTGCACCCACGGCGGAAGAACCGGCGCAAGCATTGTGAAAATATCAGCGTTCATCGTCTTCCCTCTTTAGTTGCCAATGTGGAACGTCCTTAAAACTTCGCCAGCGCCCACCCCATTCAATCGGGATGTTTAAACCCGCTGCGACACCCTCAACAAAATTACCCCACTCTAACCATGCAACATCATCATTCCAATCTGGTCGCGGGTAAGGCCAAACGTCAATAGCGCGAGATGGTAGGTTATTATGTTTGCTTTCAGGCCATTGCAATTGTGATTTACCTTCACGAAATAGCCTATTCTGTTCCTCTGCGCCTCTTGCCCCTGACACAACAGAACAATCTCTGTGGATCAGAACTGTATTAAACAAGAGGACAAGCGACTTATCGCAAGTGTCTAAATGTCTTTGAGAGTTCTCAGACCAAGTATTTGTCAACCAATCCGTCTCCCCGGACACTTACGCATAGCGATTGAATACATTGCCCGAGCATGTTTGTCGGCAATAATCATACGCTCTTGTTGTTGCTTGAAGGATGCGCCGGGGTCAGAACGCGCCATTGTTTTGGCGATAGCATAATCAGCCTGAGCATCACGCAACCGGCGCTTCGCCCAAAGATAGTTATTCCAAACTCGCTCACAGGTGTTGTCTTGCGCGGCTTCTTGGATAGGCACGACTTGCGTGTAATGATACCCCGCACCTGTAGCGCCGAAACCCGCTATTGTCACCGCTGCAATGATAGCTTCAAGTTTCATTTGTTTAATCCGAGCGTTGTCAATATGCCGCCAATAATCACAATTACAAAAAAAGCCTTAACCTTGCCGCTTAGTTTTCGAGTGTTATATGTCCACATTTGATTGGCCTGAAATGACCTGACCTCATCGTGATTATTGATGTCGATGCCTAATACCATGAACGTATCTCTGACGGTCTCCCGTGCAACATCTTTTGCAAGTTTGTGAATGTCGCAGCCTTCACCTGAGTGGCGTCTTTCAGGCCCGCCATATTTGTGCGTCATGGCGTCAAAATCTCCGTCTTGCGTTCGCTGGTAATAATGGCTTCCGCGACAAGTATATCCATGAAGCCAATCGTTTTGGCGTCTTCGAGATCAATCTCGCCTTTTGCCGTCGAACGGTGTAAAGCTTGGCGCACAAGTCGGCGGTTCGGTTGTTGGCCCGCTCCATAAACATAGTCCGTTAAGGCGTCACGCTCGGCGTCAGTAAACCGGGCGTCGAAGTCAACGTATGAAATGATGGTTGGCATAACGGGCGGCGGCGGAGCGGTCTTGGCAACGAACGTGCGTTGCGCTTCCCACTGATCTTGACCGGCATTATAAGAAGCGGCACCAATAGAGTTCGTTGTGCCGTGGCCTTGGTCAACGTCACCCGGCTCGTTCACGTTAGAGATAATGACCTCACGCAACCGCTCGGCCACTTCACCTTCGCTATTGTGCAGTACCGTCCCATCGGTCGGGCTGTTAGATACCGTGCCGTCTGACCACTTAAAGGCTTTACCGTTTCGGCTGACCCAAGCGTTTTGAATAAAGTTATGATCTTTGTCTTCGAGTATGAACATTATCTTGCCCTCGATTGTCCTGATGCGTATGTTGTGTTACTCAGCGGTAAACCAAAAACCACTTGAACGATTTTGTCGCCACTACTCCAGTTCAAAGCGGTTGCTGTAGATCGTATTTTTTGTCCAGTTGCTAAAAAATCAATGTCGGCTGATACAGCCGGAGGTGCCGTGTTTATATAAAGTCCGGCAGCATTAGAGAGTGCGTTGTATGTTTCGGAAGCGGAATCGTACACAATAAATCCGCCATTACTATTACGAACTACGGTCCAAAGGTATAACGGTGAGAGACCATTATATATAACCGGACCGTCTGTACTACCATTCGGTGTAGCTGACGATAACGAAATGCAACCACTATCCGGTGTCATAACAATATAGTCGTATGTCCCAGAGGCTTCCGCTGTATCAATATCAAATGAGTTTGCGCCGACATTTTCAATCGCGCTGTCTGCGACTTCTGCGGTATATGTTGTAATGTCGAATAGATCACCCGCGCTGAATTCAGGATGATACATCCAAATAGGACGAGAGCCAGCAGTATCGCGGTCAAATAAAAGTATGCAGCAATCTGTGTTGCCGAGGTTGTGTGTGACTGTTGTATTCGCGCCATTTGTATGAGATACGGAGCCGATAGCAACACCAGTAGCGTCTCCATTTAGAACAAACCCGGTCCATTCATTTGTACCGCTTAGTGTTCGTGCCGCTTGGTAATCAGCATTACTGCTGGCACCAGACCCACCCCAGAAATGCTCGTTGCTGCTGTCGTGGCTAAATCGCGCGAACCATGTTTCCGTGGCGTCACGGTTCTTTCCAATTTCAACCCAAGACGACCAACCAGATCGTGCAGTTGCAAGTGTCGCCAACAATGAACCCTCTTGCTCCAAGACTACATTGAATACGTCTGTATAGTCTGGAGTATCAGGCGGTGTTGCATCTGCAATTGTTTTTGAGTTGATCGCGTTGAAGTCGCTTGGAGCAGTTCCGCTAAAAGTTTTTTGGCCCGCATTGAGGACTACAGTTGAGTTTGTGTAAGGATGGAAAAATGGAAACCATGTTTGACCTGACAAGACCCCCGTGAAAGCAGCGTTCGTTGTCGTACCCGCTTCAATCTCACTCTGCGTTGCGCTATTCTGCCATGTGTCGTTTTTAGAAAACCAGATAGCATCATTGTCAAAATCTATTGCCATTCCGATAATATCGGTTGCCGCAAAGGTCGAGCCGTAGGCGCTTAAACTGGACGGGCTGCGCTTGTCGCCGCTGTTTGCATAGTAAGTGTAAGCATCGCCTCCGAGCCCCGTCCACCCACCTGTGTTCGTCCCATAAACTAAATCCTGCAATGCGGCCTCCGAAGCAATCCCAAAATGGTCAAAAGTGCTACCCGCCGTGAACTCTATGTAGTATTTGCCGCTTGAAACGCCTAACGTCCCCACTATTCCCGCGTCTGTAGACGAAGTGTAAGTCGCTTGTGTATTGCCTTCTGCGTATGCGTAGGTGCCGCCTTCTTTAAGTAAGTTATTCCATACACAATAATTGCCGCTTACTCCATCACTGCTGTTCGTCGGGCTGTCGGAAACAACGGCGCCTGCAGCAGGGCCGTTCGTCGTTGTAATCGACATTGAGTTGCCGCTGGTATCAGTTCCCGCCTGTATGTCAGTGCCGTCCTTGAAAAAGACGCCATGATTTCCAAACGTAAGGGCTTGTATTGTGGCGTCTGATTTAGGCCCGTAGTTTCCGTTTGTGTCTTGCTCGATAAAGTCCGTGATAGCCGTCGAGCCTGTGCCATCGATAAGAGCAAACTGTCCAAGGTATCCACTGAACGGGATTCCGCTAGTGTCGGCTCTAGTGCCTAAGTGGTGATTTTGTGTATCGTTAAAATCACAATCAGCACCAGTAATTGCGGGCGAGTTTTCCCAAGTAATTTCACGGATACTGGTTCCGTCTGCTATCCACGCGCGTAAACGCTCGGATGCGGTTCCATTGTCTACATCCCACTTTACATAAAACGCAGACCAGCCTGTAAAATCCCTAAAGTCGTCAAGCGAGTACCAATTATTCCCCAGAAGATTAACCGTGAGTCGATACTCCTTGCTTGCAACAGCTTGGTTGCCGAAGTAAATGCGATCCGTACCCGCCATAATGATATGACGCGCCGATGTGTCTGCAGTCGATGTATCAACAGTGTCGAGTTTGGCCCAAAAGAAACAAGAGCCAGCGCGTAACGAAGTCGGCGTTGCTGCCGGTGTCCACTCCGTAAAATCTGCGTCAGGACGATTAAAAATAACGCTATCGTCAATGACGTTGCCGGAGAAACCACCGCCCATCATAAGCAATGCGCCGTCCGGTATGATCGAACAAAGCTGGCCCTTCGTTAATTCCGGCCATGTGGCAAAAGCAGTTTTAAGCATTATGATAAATACCGTATTTCTTCACGCTGCCACGAACCCGTATAAGGACATCAGTTTCGGCGTCAGCCGTGCCGTCAACGGCGTCTTTACTATTTGGTAACTTAGTGGCGTTCCAGCCTGAGAACGTAACCGAACGAGAGCCGGTGCTGTCCTGCACAATCGTCAGCCAAATATCGCAATCATCATCCGTCGAGGGCGGGTTGATCGTCGTGCTGTTGTTGATAACGACAAGCTGTAACTCGCCATTGTCAGGATCGAGCGTTTTGCTACCACTCGTTTCTGTCGGTGTCGTGGCGCTGCCACCGCCGATGTCATACCAATCGGCAGGGTGGCCTACAGTGCGACGATCAGAGACATCAGCTTTTAAAATATCCGCGTCATACGCTTGGACTTCAACCCCTAAGTTTCCCGTTGCGGCGTCACCTAACCCTAACGTTGTCCGTCCTTCCGCAGCACTGGTATCATCCAGTAAAGTTTCCATAAAAGTTGACACAGGGACTTCTGTAGTCCCCGCGGCGTTAACAATAGATAGGCCGTCTGACGACCAGACTAAAAATTGGTCAGCTGTTGGGGTGGGTAGCGTGACACTAGCGCCTGACGTATCACCATCTGCGAGTTTCGCGGAACGGCTAACCTCTGTATTAAGTTGTTGACACAGCATCGTCAACTTATCTAACGCTTCCTCAACTTGATCGGAAGGGAACGGATCGTTTTCTACGAGGTCCAACCCCTGAGTGAATTGCTCTTGCCGAAGAATAACAAGCGTCTCACCAGTGGCCGGTGCGGTGGTCATTGTTACCGTACCACCCGCCGCGACACCTGCGCCGGCTACGGTGTAATCCGTGTTCAGGGTTTGCGTGGCTTCGGACCCGTCAGCGTCAGTTACGACAATAACAGTGAGATCATCATCAGCAAAGAACAGGTATGGGAACGTAAACTCGGTAACGATATCATCACCGGCTGTCTCTGTTCGGCTTGTGGTTGTTGCTATTGTCATAACTACACCTTTATAACTTCGTATACGTTAATGTAAACTTATAACTTCATATCGGGGTCAGCGCCGATGGGTTGTGGTTCAAGAGGTATCATAGCTTCAGGTTCACCCCCTTCAGTCATGTCATTGACAGCACCAAATGTGGCAGTACCTAATGGTGTAACCGGACGCATACCTAATCTCACAAGAATAGAGTTAAGCGCCATTGCTGCGCTAAACTTTTCAACGTCACTAACGGCTTTACGAGATAACGCAATAAACAACTCTTTATCTAACATAGCTTCGGTGACTATTTTAGCTACTTTAGCGTTAGGTGTTCTGGCGATAATCTGTTCACTGAGTTTAGCACCCCCCGCTGCGATAATAAGTTGTGCACCACCACTTTCACCAAACATTTTTCCTGCGGTTTTCGCGCCATGCGCTCGAATGAATAATTGTTGAAAACCTTCAGAGGCTTCTTCAATGACTACATCAGCCGCACCCCGCGTTTGCGCTTTAAGAACGGTATCCGCCATATCAAGTACTGAAGTTAGTTGCTTGACATCCGCAGAGTTCATGGCACCGCTATCAAGCATAATCTGAACGGCGGATGGTTTACCAGCAGACAACGGCTCGGTTAATAGTCTGCGTAATTTAACAAAGTCAGTCGAATTATCAGGTCTAGTAGCCTCCCTCATAGCGTAGTCGATAACGGTGGCTTTGAAACCTTCTTGTACTTCACCACCTTTTTTCGCAGACATCCTGGCGAGGCTGGTTAATTCCCTAGAGGGTGAAGGACCACCAAACACACCCGCCATAGCATCTACAGGACTTTCAAATTTACTATTTCGAGAGAACCTAGCGAAAGCGGCACGTTTCTCTATGGTCTTTGTCCCATTCTTTAGTGCGTCTAATGTTTTAACAACACCTTCTTCAGCATCGGCTAATTCTTTTATGAATTTAGTTTCATTAGGAAAACGTTTTGCAAGTGTGGGGTGCTTTCTTAAAAATTCTCGCATAAATTTGACTTTTTGAGCGCCAGATGATCCGGTGTCATGTGCAAGAATTGAGAAGAAACGTTCTTGAGCCTCAACCATCAGTTGTGCGTTGTCTAATGCCTCTTGACCGCCTAGTTGCATGTCTGGAAGAAACCTTACGCTTTCTTCTAATTCAACTAATCGATGTTTAACTAGGTCGTCCCCTCCGGCAAAAGCCCGACTTAATAAGATTTCGGGGGGTTGTCTTAAACCTTGTCGGCCTTCTGCCAAAGTTTTACCTGTATAAGAATTAGTGAAGGCGTCATGCAAAGAAGCGGTAAAACGTCTTGCGGTATCATATGCTTCAGTATCTATATTTACAGCGCGTAATACCCCGGATTTAGGTCCTTTAAATATTGTGTCAATATCTTCTAATGCTGCTTCAGCTAAGTGGCCGTAGAAACGTGCATCAGTGGCGTTGTCAGGGTTCACGGCGGCTTTACGCGCTTCTGCTAACATTTGGGAGCGAAAGGTTTTTAAAAATCCTGTGGTTACCTGTTGTTCACCTGACGCGATATCCTCAAGAGTTTTCTTAACTAATGGGGGAACAGGAGTACGAGGCAACACACTGGCTCGTACATCTTTAAAAGCCCTTAATATGTTAGCACTGGTTCCTTCAATATCACTTGGTACAAGTTCCCACAACTTAGCCTCAACCCCCCGGCTCTGTGTAAGCGCGGTATCAGCGGCCTCAAAGGCTTGACGGCTTAACTCTGCTTTATTCGCGTTAGTAGCTGGTAGTTTCTCTGCGGCTTTTAACGCTGCAAGTTTAGCGGCGTTTGCACGATCACTAAGCACCGTAAAGAAATAACGCGATTGTACCGTAGCAGCCTCACGCAATGCTGTCGGGTTCCCTTCACGTTTCAAGAGTTCTACCGTTTTCCTTAAAACTTCATAAGACGCATCAGCCGCGTCATTAACATCAAGTTCAGCACTTCGGGATAGTTTTCCGACGGCAGTTTCAAGACCGATAGTTGCATCGTTAGCTACAGTTTGGGCCACCGTAGCGGGTGTTTTTGGAACACCACTAAGCGAATCCTCTAACAATTTCGCTGTTAGCACGATATCATCGCCGCTTTCCTTAAACGCGGATTGAATAATGCGTGCAGCTTCTGTTTCTTGAGCGGATCGGGAAAAAATCTTAACCCATTGTGAAACTTTACCCCGTAACCACACACTAGCCGATATCGCGCTCTTACCGGGGGCTAATACACCTCCTGTAAGTTCACCACCAAAACGGGCGAGTTTATCGCCAGGAAGTAACGCTTCAGCAATCGCACCGCCCGCCGCCGATCCTGCGACCGCTACACCCTCTTTAGCCAGAAATACCTTAGTATGTTTAGCGGCATTATCTAAGATACCATTGACAACTTTTCCTACGAAACTATCCGATAGCACACGCACACCTGTTTTAGCGAAGGCCGTGGTGCCTGTAATATATGCCGCACCGTTACCAGCGGTTTCCCCAAAAGCAAAGGCCACGCGGTTCTTAGTCGGGACTTCATCGAAGTCGCTAAAAGTAAGCGGCGATCCTGAAGGTAATTCCACTTTTTCTAGTTGCTCTAACGCGGTTCGGGCGGCATACATACTAAGCCCGGCCCCCATGAGTGCACCTAACGTCCCACCGACAATACGAGCGCCGGGAACGGGAATTGCTGCGGTAGCCAAGACACCGGCTTTCGCACCCGCTGCTATCCCCGCGCTCAAGGATGTACCTTCAACTAAACCCTTAACACCACCTTGTATACCCGCTTCAACACCGGTTTCGATAGAGGGTGCATCCAAGGGTTTGAAATCAGGGTTTTTAGAAAAATCTAAATTTCCTTCGGATGGCCGTTCTGCGCCTAACGGTTTAAAGTCAGGGTTGTTCGCAAAATCTAAAGGTTCGGGCTTACCCTTCGAACCTTTTTTAGCTTTAGCGGGTAAGGGAACTTGTTGACCGACATCATCCCCAGGTTGTTCGATATTCTCCTCAAGCAGACCACTTAAAGGTTGAGCATCAGGTAACACCGGTGCGGTTTCAGCGTCCGCGATCAACGGAGCATCTATAGGTTCATTGGTTAATATTTGTCCAGTCATATTATCTCTGACTACCTTGATACTCTACGTATTGACCCTGTATGCGGATAATAGTGCCGGGTTGTATACCTGATTTACGAGCGTCCTCGAAACTATCATAATCTTTCGGCACCGCTAATTTGTCTCGGAATATACTCGCTTTGATAGAAAACGCGCGCAGTTCTTTTCTTTGTTCCTCAGGCATTACCTCTTTGCTATTAGCGCGTTTCAAGGCTTTTATTGCTCTAACCTCCAAAACTTCATCAATCGACGCCAACCGATCTCGGAATCTTTGAGGGCTTTCTATATCTTTCGGACCAATAGATGTTTCTTCTTTTATCTCTATGCGTTCTTTATCGGCTCTTTCACCTGTGCGTAATACAGACACCAATTCATTCTGATAGAGGACTAAACGTTCCCGTGCTTTAACCACTTTTTCGTTACGGAAAAACTCTGTCTCCCCAAGTATGGGGACACCAGCGCCGATATTTTTGATTGTCGAAAGAAGCCCCGTACCATAGAAAGACGCACCGAAAACTGTTTCCTCAAATGGTATTGGTTTCGAATTAGGTGATAGTAGCGACGGTTTACCACCCTCAACAACAGGACCACCTTGCGCTGTGTCTGTGCTATGGTTGGGTCCAGGCTGATCTGATGGTGTGATAGACTCACCCCTTGAGTTTACACCTAATTCATTTAAAGCGTTCTTAGTGGTTTGACTCAATACCCCTGGTATGGTTACTACGGAACCATCAGCAGCTATTTTAGTTGATGTTCTATCCAACACGGTTGTCGCGGCTATAAAGTCCACAACATCTTGTTCACTAGCCTCACCCGTCAGTATCTTAGGTCCTAATCGCGCGGCTACACCCCTAGAACCGGCCTCTGTAAATCTTCGTGTGCTGTCGGCTTGGTTAAATCCATTGAGAAAACGTTCTTTAGTTTCTGCCGAAGGTTCAGGTAGTCCGGCTTTATTATAACCAGCTATCCACTCAGCGTATTTTTGTTCGGCAGTCTGTCTGGGATTGAAATTGGCTATAACTTTTCTATCAACGTCAGTTAGGTCTTCTTTCTTCTTAATGTTCATTATTGTCATATATTTAGCTATTTCTTGTTCGGCCTCTTGAACACCTTTTTCGGAAGCACGATCAATTTTAATGACCTCCCGGCGCATCCGGCGATGCTCTTTATCACCGACGATTGTCGCTAGGTTCGGGAACTCCAATAGGCCACGCGCGGCTTCCGTATTACTATTCTCCAAGTGTTCATCGAAGACCCGTGTTAGCACAGCCGCACGACCTGAT